TAACAAGGCTGTCGATTATGCTAGCCTTGCGAGGTCGAATGGGTATGAACCTATCCAAGAGGAGAAAGTTCACCCATCGACACTCAAAGTAGTTATGAAGGAATGGAAAGACAAAGGTCAAGAAGTTCCGGAAGAACTATTTAATACATTTGATGGAAATCAAACGTATTTAAAAAATAAAAAATAAATAATAACTTAATAAGGAGTATATATGGCAAATATAAATGCTATGACAAAGAAAGATAATGCAGGTGCATTATCTACTATCAATCTAAGAGGAGACTCTGGAAGAGGTAGTGAAGAAATAAAATCGGATGATATGTCCACACCGATTTTAAAAATACTACACCAACTATCACCTGAGTGTAATTCTAGCAACGCTAAACACGTTGATGGAGCAAAACCTGGTATGATTTATGCTAAAGGTCTTGGTACACTTACTGATGGTAATGCAGGAGTGGATATAATTGTTGCACATGTGCAAACAAGATATCCAGAATGGCAGGAAATGGGAGACACAGCTGCTCCACCTGTTACAACTCACTTATCAATACCTGAAGATGCTCAGGAAGAGAGAAATGGTAAGTGGAGATTATCAAATGGTAACTACTTAGAAAAAACTGCATATTTTTATGTAATAGTTTTAGGTGATGAACCTAGACCTGCAGTAATTACTATGAGGTCATCTAACTTAACACCGGCAAGAGAATTAAATCAGTTGATTAAAAATCTTAGATTTAAGGATGACAAAGGTGTTTACAATCCAGCAGCATATGCAGCAGTTTATAATTTAAAAACTGTTGGTAAAGTTGCGGGAAGTAAAAGTTGGCATGTTTATAAACCATCTATGGTTAGAGCTTTGGATGTATCTAAAAAAGAAGATGCAGACTTATATGTAATGGCACAAGAATTTCAAAAGTCTGTGTCTAAAGGTTCAGCTAAACCTGAATATGAGAAAAGCAATAAACCTAAAACTGAAGAAATTATCTAATTCACTTAGTGAATACTTCGGAGATGGAGTGGCGACGGGAGACTGTTGCCACTCTCTAAAAATATAGAGAGATATAAATATGGATGATTTTATAAAATGCTTTACTGGACTAAAACGTAATTTTGGTTTTTGTAATATAAGCAATGGATATAAAGACCCTAATTCTGGTAAGATAAAATTTAATGCTGGTGATTATGGTTGGTCAGGAAAACAAATAACTAATGATGATTACAAACTTCATTTACATGGTCAAAAATCAATAGGTATACAACCTTGTGATGATAATGGTTTTGCATGTTTTGGTGCAATAGATATTGATCCTAAGATATATAAAGATTTAGATATACAGAAATATTTAACTATTATTCAAGAAAAAGAATTACCATTAATACCTATCAAATCAAAAAGTGGTGGACTTCATTTGTATTTATTTACAAAAGAATTTGTCAAAGCTAAAGTAATTAAAGATTTTTTAGAACAAGTATTATTTTTATTTAAGTTACCAATTACAACAGAAATATTTCCAAAGCAAACTAAATTAGGAAGTGATACAAATGGAAATAAGGTAAATGGTAATTTTATTAATCTTCCTTATTTTAATAAATCAGAAAGAGTTGCGATAGATCCTTCTGGAAAAGAAATGTCATTAGATTTATTTTTAAAAGTTGTAGAGTTAAATAAAGTTACTAGTGAAAAATTAGAAAATGTATCTAATGATTTAATTAAAAAAGAATTAACAGGTGGTGCAGAAGAATTTAAAGATGGTCCACCGTGTTTAGAAATTTTATCTAAAAACAAAATGACTGATGGTAGAGATAGATTTTTATATAATTATATGGTTTTTGCTAAGAAAAAATATCCTGATAATTGGGGTAAAAAAGTTTTACAAGCGGGTAGAAACTATTTTGAATTTGATCAGATATGGACTGATGATTACATTACTAAAAAAGTTAAGAGTTGGGAAAAACAAGAAAAAGGACATACGTGCCATGATGATTTATTAGCACCTGTATGTATTAAATCTGAGTGTGTAAAAAGAAAGTTTGGAATTATTTCAGATAAAAAAATTAATTGGCCATTGATGAACAATTTAATTAAAGTAGATTTTAAACCTGATCCTGAATATTATTTTACAGTAGAAAGAGAAGATGGTGAATCTGTTCAAGTACATGCGAAAGATGTAAATAAAATTAAAGACCAACAAGAGTTAAGAGGTTTAATAATGGCTCAAGCAGATTTTCCACCGCCTCCTATAAAAGGAATGGATTTTTTTGAGATACAAAAAGCATTGTTCTCAACCATTGATACAGTGCAACCGGCTCCAGGGACCACACCTATAGAAATATTAAAGAAACATTTAAAAGATTATATACATAGTACAACTGCTACAAGCCATAACTCTTTTAAAAGTGGTAATGTTTTAAAAGATGATACATATGCATATTTTGTTTATGATGAATTTTTTAATGATTTAAAAGATAATGAATGGAAGAAAGATTCTTCAAGGACTTCTTATATGATTGAGAAAATGTTTGAAAAAGAGAAAGCTAATTTACCTAAACCACAGTTTGGTAAGAAAAAAAGATTTCCAGGTAAAGATAAAAAAACAGATAAACCTTTTCCAGGTGTAAATGGTTGTGCAGTTATTCCATTATATTTATTTAAGAAAGATGAAGATGACGCTGATGTAGTTGAATTAGCTGAATTTAAAAAACCAGAGGAAATTGTATAATGATATATAAATACTTTGGTCCTCCAGGTACAGGTAAAACACATAAATTAATTAGTAGAGCTAAATCATACATTAGAGTTGGAACTCCACTAGATAGAATAGGTTATTTTGCTTTTACTAAAAAAGCAGCTAAGATAGCTAGAGAAAGAATGCCAGTAGAAAATGACAAGTTAAATTATTTTAGAACACTTCATTCTTTTGCTTATCAACAATTGGAATTAAATGACTCTATGGTTATGCAACCCGACGACTATGTTAAAATAGGAAAAGAATTAAATATAAAAGTTAAACATTACGATAAATATAATCAAGAAGAAATTTTTTATTTAAACATTGATAGTCCTTATTTTAAAATGATTGGTAGAGCAATAAATAGAGACATTAATATAAGAGAAGAATATGATAGAAGTGAACATAATAAAAAAGAAATAGAATGGTATATATTAGATAATTTAGATAAAAATTTAAAAGAATATAAAAGAATCACAGGTAAATTAGATTTCAATGACATGATTGAAAGATTAATTAATAAACCTGACTTACCAAAATTTAAAACTATATTTATAGATGAAGCTCAAGATTTATCTCCACTGCAATGGAAATTATTTGATACATTAAAAGAAAATACAGAAGATATATATTTAGCAGGAGATGATGATCAAGCTATTTTTGCATGGGCAGGTGCAGATGTTGATAGATTTATTGAAGAACCTGGAAAAGAAAAAGTTTTAAAATATTCTAAAAGAGTGTCAAAAGCAGTTCAGGAAGAATCTGAATTACCATTAGAAAGAATTAAAGGTTTAAGAAAAGAAAAAATTTATTATCCAAGGAACTATCAAGGTGAGTCTTTAAGAATAAATAACTTAGATCAAATAGATTTAACAGAAGATAGATATTTAATATTAACTAGAACAACACATAGATTATTACAAATCACTGAAGAATTAAGAAAAAGAAATTTATATTATCAAAGTAACAAAGGTAAAAGTTTTCCTGTAAGATTATATAATGCATCTGTAAACTACAATTCATGGTGCAGAGGAATCGAATTAGAAGAAAAAGAAATGAAACAGATAGCAGAATTTATTGGTTTACCTAAAGAAAAATGGAATAATAATGTAGATTGGTTTGAAGCATTTGAACAAACTAAATTATCCGATAGAATTTATATTAAAGAGATGCTTATAAATGGTGAAAATTTAGATGAAGATGCCCGTATATATGCTTCTACAATTCATGCAGCTAAAGGCGGTGAAGAAGATAATGTTATTTTATGTCTAGATTTAGGAAGAACAATAAAAAAATCAGTTAAAAAAAGTGATGAAAAAAATGATGAGGAACATAGAGTTTGGTACGTAGGAGCAACACGTGCAAGAAATAATTTATATAAATTAAAAGGTAAAACAAAAAAGAATGAGTACAAACACTTTAACTAAATTATACACTAAGTATAAACAGAACGGGATAGAGATATTAGTCAAAGGCGGCATAGCAGCGTCTTATAAAATTGATTTGGTTCTCGAATCCCTATTAATCATCGCCAGATCAATGACTGCTATAACAAAAGGAGAAACATGAGAATAATAACAAGTGATATACTAATAACAGTAACATTAACATTTTTTATAATTAACATAATGGAGGTTCTAAAATAATGAGTAGTAAAGACATGTTTGATAAAGTTTTTCCACAAGATAAGCAGATAGGCGGGAGTCACTATAAAGACTTTCATATTCAACCCTATGAATTTATTTCTAAGAACGACCTTTCTTTTTTTCAGGGAAACGTTATAAAATATGTATGTCGTTATATGAATAAAAATGGCATACAAATTTTAGAAAAAGTAATTCATTACTGTGAATTAGAAATTAAAAAACTGAAAGATACAAAAAGTAAAAGATAATGTTGATGCCAACTACAGAATGGGTAACACCTACAGAGT